AAATCAGAGCAAGAAACTGAGGTTGCAGAATCAAAAGATGAACCTAAACCTCAAGCTAAATCAGAGCCTAAACAACCTAAATCTGAAGTTTCTGAGGCTCCTAAAGAGAATACAGGGTTTGAGCAAGTAGATATAAGTACAATGATTGGATTGCAAGTAATACCGCAAACAATTACAATACAAGAAACAGTGTCTTTGACACAGGAGATGATATATGAGCAAGACATTGGTGCTCTCGCCAGCAGTGATGCTTACAATAGTCTTATCGGTGGTGCCAGCAGCAGGTGGGTTCGTATGGTGGATGTCAGACCTAAGCACACGTTTAGTGGCTATGGAAGGTAAGATAGAAGCTAGCGACACAGGACAACTTAATGACAGACTAACAATCGTAGAAGAACGAGTGCAGTTTAATAATGATTCACTTAAAGAAGTTTATAGTAATCTTGATAGATTAGATTCAGATATGGCACAAGTGGAAGATGAACTCTCTGCTTGGATGGAAAGAGAGCTATCTAAAGTTTACAATATTATTAACGACAATCCATTAGGAAACTAATATGGCATTTGGTATTACCGCCTTTGCTGAAGATTCTTTTGCTGCTTTAGGTGGAACAAGTGTTAATGCTGAAGTTACAGGTGTATCGGCCACAGGTGCTATTGGCACAACCACTGTTGTTGCCGAAGCTAATATATCTGTTACTGGAGTTGTTGGAACCTCTGCTTTAGGAAGTGCTACAACAACAGCAGATGCTAATACGTCTGTTACAGGAGAGCAAGCAACAGGAAATCTAGGTTCAGTTACTGTAATAGCTGAAGCTAACGTATCTGTTACAGGAGTTGCTGGAACCTCTGCTTTAGGAAGTGCCACTGTTTCTGGAGATGCAAATATATCTGTTACAGGAGTTTCTGGAACTTCTGCCTTAGGCTCAGTTACTGTCACAGCAGATGCTAATGTATCCGTTACTGGAGTTGTTGGAACTTCTGCTTTAGGGACAGCCTCAGTTACTGGGGATGCAAACATATCTGTTACGGGAGTTGTTGGAACTTCAGCTTTAGGCTCAGTTACCACAACAGCAGATGCTAATCCAGTTGTTACTGGCGTCTCTGCGACAGCAGCGTTCCCCACCCCAATTACTTTCTCTGGATCTGGGGATGCTCAAATATCTACAGCTCAGTCGAAATTTGGTGGGGCAAGTTTACTTTTAGATGGCTCTGGTGATTATTTAGAGTCTCAAGAAACATACAATTTTAGTAACGACCCATTTACAATAGATGTGTGGGTCAGACCCGCTAATGGCACACAAGATGCGGTGTTCTTTGACTCTAGGGATTCTACATCTAACGATACAATAGCTCTTAGACAGGCATCCGATAACTTATTAGTTCTTCGAGGTAACGGGACGCTATTCAACATAAATAACGTGTTTTCTACGGATACTTGGGTGCAAATTTCTGTCACTAGGGGAGACCCGTTTGGAAACACCTATAGAGTTTTTGTAAATGGCGTTGAAGAAGGTAGCACTCTTTTTGGCGTAACAGCTTCTGCCGCAAACATACATATTGGTTCAGATTTCAACGGCTCAAATAATTGGGCAGGTTATTTAGATGAACTTCGCATTTCTAATGTAGATAGGTATGATGGAAACAACTTTACCCCGCCTAGTTCTGCTTACACTGCGGATGACAATACTCCTATTTTACTGCATTTTGATGGTGCGAACGGCTCTACTACCTTTACAAATGACGGGTTTGTCCAAGCCGTAACAGTAACCGCTGAAGCTAATATATCTGTTACTGGAGTTGCTGGAACCTCTGCTTTAGGAAGCACCACTGTTAGAACTGTTAACCGTGTTCCTGTTACAGGTGTACAAGCTACAGGTGCTGTTGGCACAGCAGATGCTACAGGACTTGCAAATGTTTATGTGATAGGAGTCAGTGGTACTTGTGAAACTAATGGATTTACATTAGTATGGGGTGAAATAGATACTGACCAGACAGCAAACTGGGTAAATATTGGTACAAGCCAATCACCTAATTGGGTACAAATAGACACTAATCAATCACCAAATTGGAAGGATATAGCAGCATGATAATTGAAGCAAAAAAATTAGAAGATGGTATAATACAATGCAAGTATGAGGTGCATTTAGAGTGTTCCAGTTGTGGAATGACTGTAGATGCCGAAGAGTATAAATCAGGAACTTGCTCAGACTGTGGTGCCGCGTGGAATGGAAAGCAACATACCAAGATTCACGTAACAAGTGTTCCATTAGCAGGTCAATCAAGCTAATAGGAGAATTTAATGGCTAGTACATATTCAGACTTAAAAATTGAATTAATCACTACAGGTGAACAATCAGGTAGTTGGGGTACAACTACTAATACTAATTTAGGTACAGCTTTAGAAGAAGCAATCGTAGGTACTGTTGACGTACCTTTCTCAAGTGGTCAAGTAACTCTTACTTTGACAGATTCAAACGGAACTCAATCAGCTCGTCATTTAAGACTTAATTTAACAGGTACATCAGGTGGAGCACAAAACTTAGTTGTCCCATCAATACAAAAAAATTACCTAATTAATAATGGCACAGCTGACACGATTACTGTTAAAACTTCTGGCGGCACAGGAATTGGAGTGCCATCAGGTAAAGCCATGTGGGTATATAATAATGGTACTGATGTTGTTGATGCTGTTACTGCTGTGACATCTTTACAATCAGACGGTGGAGTGACAGTAGATAATATAACTATTGATGGCACAGAGATTGACTTAAGTTCAGGTGATTTAACATTAGATGTAGCAGGTGATATTGTTTTAGATGCTAATGGTGATGAAGTTATTTTTAAAGATGGTAGCACTAATGTCGGTCACGTTAGTATGGATAGCGACAACCTAACCATAAAATCTTTGGTTAGCGACAAGGATGTCATCTTTAAAGGAAATGATGGTGGTAGCGAAATAACAGCGTTGACATTAGATATGAGTGCTGCAGGAGCTGCTAGTTTTAATAGTACAGTTACAGCAAACGCTGGTGTGATCGTAGATAATATAACCATTGATGGCACAGAAATTGACTTATCGAGTGGTGACTTAACAATAGATGTAGCTGGAGATATTAATTTAGATGCTGATGGCGGAGATGTTATCTTCAAAGATGCAGGTACTGAAATTGGTAGATTATCAAACAGTACTAGTGATTTTGTAATTCAAAGTGCTGTTAGTGATAAAGATATGATTTTTAAAGGTAATGATGGTGGTTCAACTATAACTGCTTTGACTTTAGATATGTCCGCTGCAGGTGCAGCTACTTTTAATAATGAAGTAACAGCTTATTCTGATGAAAGATTAAAAGATAATATTGAAACTATTGATAATGCTTTAGATAAAGTAATGAATATGAGAGGTGTTACTTTTACTAGAGAGGGTAGACAAAGCACAGGTGTGATTGCTCAAGAGATGCAAAAAATTATGCCTGAAGTAGTATTTGATAAAGGTGAATATTTATCAGTAGCTTACGGTAATTTAGTGGGTGTACTCATAGAAGCTGTTAAAGAATTGAAATCAGAAGTTGATGAACTAAAAAAAGGTAAATAGATGACAATACCAAGTTCAGGACCATTATCATTATCTGATATCCAAACCGAGTTTGGTGGTAGCAATCCTATATCATTATCAGAATATTATGCAGGTGGTGCTAATGTTCCATCTGGTACAACAGGAGATAGTGGACCTATACCTTCTAGTGGTACTATTTCTATGGGTCAATTTTATGGTGCATCAAATAGAGTAGCTATTACCTTAACCATAAGTGCTGATACTAATGGCTATAACATCTTTAATAACAGAGGTGGTACATATGTTGCTGGTCTTTCTGATGTAACCTTAGTAAATAATTCTAATATCTACAGCACATCTGGTGTTGCTTTAGATACAGGCACAGGTTGGACTGCTGGTGATACTATCACGATTGATAACAATGCTTTGATTGTTGGGCACGGTGGAGATGGTGGAGCTGGTAGTAGTGTAAACAGTACAACTGCTGGTGCTGCTGGTGGAAATGGTGGAGCTGGAAGTACAGCATTTAATTTACAGTATGATATTACTTTAGACAACACAGGTGGAACTATCTCAGGTGGTTCTGGCGGTGGCGGTGGCGGTGGTTCATCCG